GTAGAAGGCTCGGGCTAGTGAGTACAGACAATGAAACATCAGTTGCCCATGCGAATACGGAAACTGTGACAAGATCACTAGCTCCATTAGCATGTTTCAATGTGTTCAATGACCGCAAATACATACGTCCGAGATTACGATATTGTGCCGTTGGTAATTCAACATAATTCTCAAAGTAGAAAAAGGGCAAAATCATCTCACCTCCTGTCGATGTGGTAGGATCCAAATAGACATGTGGAAGTTGTGATGTTTGCACTAAATCTTGAGAAATTAATGCTGTGTGTGAGGACAACGAATCAAATGAATCCATAGGTTGATAAGCAGCAAGTGCACGACCATATTGAAATCCATTTCCATTGATAACAAACTTTACATGCAATTTGCATCGCATCAAGTTGTAATTGGAAATACGATTAATGACTCGTGGATTGTTGAAATACAATTCCCAAGGATCAAAATCAGCAGCTAAAGTAGTGCTAGTTGTCCATTCTTCCTCAGCAATCTTAATCGGGCGAGAAAAGAAATTACCGAGGTCCGCATCATCAGAATCTTGCAACATTCGTGTAGGATCCATTTCTGACAGTACTTCGTAACTATAAGATGGATTCTGATCACGAAATTTGACATTCTGTGATGAGGTTTGTGTTGGTGCGGATGTAATACGATTGTCATTCGTAGTCTCCATACCAGATTGAGGTTTGAATTTAATCTTACCTCCCTGTGTGATTCGCGGTACGAACACCCAATCAAAAGATGGATGATCCATAACGGAATCAGGGTCCACTCCACTCTGAGGTTTCATGGTTTGTTGAGACACCGCATCCACGTGTGCATCAACTGATGTGTTGTTGAGTTCGACCATAGGCCGGGTACCAGTTCCTACCTCAACATTGGCACCTTGGAAAAATTCTAATATACATTTACAATTATTACCAACCCCTTTTATGTACAGACTGCAGAGCGGGTTAACTCATACAGAACGAAGTATTTACAATTGAGCACGGTGAACTCATCTCTCGATTCCCCATTAGGGACCGTTAAACATGCAAAGCCTACATCTAATCTACAAAACACATAAATATCAAAATAAACATGGTATCCATATACATGCATTAATTTTGCTTACCATCAGATTTAAAACTGGGTCGGATTTATTGTCTCCGAAGTGACGGTGGAGTGAACTTACTCCAGTTGATAGGTTGCGACCCAATCAGCTGCACGTTCATT